GTGGCGACAAGTTCTATATTGGTTTACAAGGTGCATTGGTAGATCCAACGCTTGAACCACAAGGTATAGACGAACACGATCCAACAAACGAGTTACCAAATGATTAGTGAAAGTATAGCTGTTAATAACTTAACAACTACAAAAATTATAGATAGCGTAAATTTTCATCAACAAATATATATACATAATGAACACGGTTCAGCAATATATCTAGGTGGTTCTAATGTTACAACAACTACAGGATTTGAACTTGCAAATAATGCTTCAACAACAATGCGTATTCCACAAGACAACGAATTGTATTGTATTGGTTCTAGTGCGTCTGGAAATGTAATAGTAGTAAGGCCAGACTAATGCCATACGAAATACAAATGGACAATGAAGATTGTCAAGGACACGCAGTAGTTAAACTTGATGACGGCAGAATTATGGGTTGCCACGAAACACACGAAGAAGCTGAAAAACAATTACAAGCAATATTGATTAACGAAGCTAAACAAAAAGAAGAAGAAAACAGTTTAGATCAAGACACAGAATTACGACAAGTAGATAGAAAACCACCTAAATTTATGCAAGAGAACGCACAACGTGGTTTAGATAATCTAAACAAGGCAGGGGACGGACTTACTGATAAAACAAAACGTGAAGCTAGACAAATGGCTAATGGTGAACAAATAAGCATAGATAAGATTGTGCGTATTGCAGCTTGGCATAAAAGACACATTAGCGATTTAGATAGAGAAAAAACAAACCCACAAGATCCAGATACTTGGGTAGCTTCAGATGTGGCATTTTTATTGTGGGGTTCTAATCCGTGGTCAGCACCAATGAAAGCAGCAGATTGGGCAGACAGAAAGATTGCACAACTTGTTAGTGAGGGTGAACTAGAACCACGTGCAAGTGATAGTTCTACACCAGCACCAAAAAGCGACCAAGTTAAAGGAAGTAAGAAAAATCCTAAAGGTTCTGCTAGTGGTAAATCTGGTGGCATATCTTTTAGCGATAGTACAGAAAAAGCTATTAGAGGACGTATTGAAAAACACAATGAAGAAGTTGAGGGTAAAGCAAGTTGGCGTAGGTTACGTATGGGAACTGCAAAAGCAGTTGTTAGACGTGGATTTGGTGCATACTCAACAAGTCATAGACCGGGTGTTAGTCGTCAAGCGTGGGGACTAGCAAGGTTACGTGCATTTAGTTATTTGCTAAAGAACGATAGACCACAAAACCCAGCGTATAGATCAGACAACGATTTATTACCAAAAGAACACCCACGTTATAGTGCAAAGGAAGAAAAAATGAGTACACAACACTTAGAAGTGTTTGATAGACCAGTTGCTATATCACAAACACTAGAAACACAAAAACGCAACACTATTCTTAAAGAAATGGATAAGCAAACTGAAAATAGAAGTTTTACATTTAGTGCAGTAGAAGAACGACAAAGTAATGATAACAATACTTTATTGTTTACAGGTTATGCTTCTGTATTTGATAAACCATACGGTGTAAGGGATAGCCGTGGACAATACAATGAAACAATCAAACCGGGTGCGTTTAAAAAAACATTAAAAGAACAAGATGACGTAAGATTTTTAGTTAATCACGACGGTATTCCGTTGGCAAGAACTTCATCAGGTACATTACAACTAGAAGAAGATGATTATGGTTTGTTTGTACGTGCTGAATTAGATCCAAGTAACCCAACAGTTGCAGAAGTATCAAGTGCTATGAAACGTGGCGACTTAAATGAAATGTCATTTGCTTTTGCAGCTATTAAAGATAATTTTGATAATAATGGTGAAAATAGAGAAGTAAACGAAGCAAGACTATTTGACGTATCAGTAGTAACATATCCAGCTAATCCGTGGGCAGGTGCAAAACTTCGTGGCATAGATATAGAGAATTTGCACAAAGAATTAGTGGAAGCAAGAAGTGGCGAAAAAGCTACAGAAATTTTAGAAAGTTTTATTAACCAAGTCGCTGAAAGTGATGACGTTGATAAAAAGCGAAGCAATCCTAAAGTGGATTTATTAAAATTGAAACTTGAAAGGGACGGCATTCGCTAAAAGACGTATAGCCGTGGTTATAGCCGTGTATCACACTTAACTACCACACTCTACGCAGAAGTATAAGAATATAACAACAAGGAAATTAAATTGAAAAAATTAATTGAAGCTAGAGAAGCTAAAGTAGCTGAACTTGACGGTCTTGTTTCAGAACTTGATGAAATGGAAGCAGGGGAAGATTTTGATAGCAAATTTGCTAGATCAAATGAACTTCACGCTGAAATCAAAGAAATGAACGATAAGATTGAAGAAGCAAGAGAAGCTGTAGAAACTTTGAAAGCAGTTAAAGAAAGCAGAAATGCTCTTGGTGTTGAGGACGAGGACTTAGGCGATAAAGAAGCTGTTGTAGAAGTGAACGAGCCAGATTTGTATAGAAAGGGTGGCAACCACTCTTTTATTGCAGACGCTTGGGCAGCTAGATCAGGCGACTTTAAAGCACAAGAAAGACTTAACAACCACCAAGATTTTGAAGCCAGAGATGTTGGAACAGGTGCTTTTACAGGATTAGTTGTACCACAATACTTAGTTGATGAGTACGCACCAATCGCTAGAGCAGGTTCACCATTTTATAATGCAGTACCTAAAAAGGACTTACCAGCATTTGGTAACAAAATTGAAATATCCAGAATAACAACTGGATCAGCAGCAGCAGAACAAGCTAGTGAAAACTCAGCTGTTCAAGAAACAAATATGGACGACACCTTATTAACAGTTAATGTTGATACTATTGCAGGTCAGCAAGACGTTTCAAGACAAGCTCTTGAAAGAGGTGGACAACCGGGTTTCTCATTGGAAAACATTATCTTCCAAGACTTAGTTGCAGCTTATTACACAAAATTAGATAACCTTTTGATTAATGGTTCTGGAAGTTCCGGACAACCAAAAGGTATATCACAAGTTTCTGGTATCAATTCAGTAACATATACAGACGCAAGTCCAACAGTTGCAGAGTTATATCCAAAACTTGCAGACGCAGTACAAGGTATCAATTCAAATAGATTTGCACCAGCTACTGCAATCATTATGCACCCAAGACGTTGGGGTTTCTTAACAGCAGGTGTGGACAGTTCAAACCGTCCATTAGTATTACCAGCTGGTAACAATCCAGACAACGCAGCTGGTGTAGGGGACGCAGCAGCTTATGGTCAAGTTGTAGGTAGTGTTCTAGGATTACCAGTAATCACAGACGCTAACATTAGAACTGATTTAGGTGCTGGTACAGAAGACGCTATTTATATAGCAAAAGTTGATGATCACATTTTATTTGAAGATAATTTGTTCCAACTTAAATTTGAAGAAACAAACGCAGGTAGCTTAACAACTAAAATGGTTGTTTATGGTTACGTTGCTTTTGCTTCTGGACGTTACCCAGCAGGTATATCTGCAATAACCGGTACAGGACTTATTGCACCTACCTTTTAATTAAGTTATGGTTTTGGTGTGTTGGGCAACTAACACACCAGACCATATAGGAAAGAAATTATGGCAAATAAAGAATTAATAGAAGCATTAAAAAAAGAATTAAAGCATTACGAAGTCTATGGAAAGGCAGATCGTGCTGAACAAGTTAAAAAAGCAATTAAAGCAGCTGGTGGAAAAGTTGAAACAAAAACTGCAAAACCTAAAGCTGAAAAAAAAGTAGAAAAAAAGAAGTAATGCCAAAACATTACGGTAAAAAAATGAAAGGTGGCAAAGGTAAAGGCCGAAAGAAAGGTAGATAATATCTTATGGCAATTACCAATGGCTACTGTACACAAGACGAATTAAAGACGTTTGTTGGCATACCTACAAGCGATACAGCTGATGATACTTTAATTGATGACGCAGTAAATGCAGCTAGTCGTCAAATAGACGCTTTTTGTGGCAGGTATTTTTACCAAGATACTTCAGCTTCTGCACGTAAGTTTTTTACTAATGATTTATACAGATTACGTGTAGATGACATTTCAACAACTACCGGGTTAGTTGTTAAATATGATGATGATGATGACGGTACATACGAAGAAACCGTAGCAAGTACAGACTATCAAGTATTACCAATCAACGGCATAGTTGGTGGTATTACAGGAAATCCATTTTATATAATAGAACTAATTTCAGACGGTAATCACGAGTGGCCACTAGATTTTTCAAGTAACAGACCACGTGCAGAGATAACTGCAAAATGGGGTTATGCAAGTGTTCCAGACCAAATTAAACAAGCTACATTAATGTTAGCTAGTGAACTATTTGCTATGCGAAACGCACCACTAGGCGTTGCTGGTGTTGGTGATTTTGGCGTAGTCAATATTCAACAAAATAGAGAAATAACACGATTAATTGCACCATTTCGTAAAGGCACAGTTTTAGGTGTTTCGTAATGGCTACACTTGCCGAGATTAGGGACGGTTTAAAAACAACTGTAAGCAACATTAGTGGACTTCGTTGCTACGATACAGTTCCAGATAACGCAATAAACTTCCCGGTTGCAATCTTTATACCAACAGAAATAGAGTTTGATTTAGCTATGCAAAGGGGAACTGATCTATATACATTTGATATGTTAGTTGCAGTACAACGTGCAGATAGTAGAACAGCACAAGATAAACTAGACGCTTTTATTACAGGTAGTGGTAGTTCAAGCGTAAGGCAAGTAATATATAACAATAAGACTTTAGGATTAACTGATACAGACGCAAGGGTAGTTAATATGACTAATTACGCAGCAGATGTAAATTTAAACGGCATTGACGGTGTTGGTGCTAATTTGACAATAGAAGTTTATACGAAAGGATCATAATGGCTAAATATAAAATTATAGGTAACAAAAAAGTTATGGATAAAGTAAAAGGCGAAACCATAACTATAGATGATGAAAATGTTGCTAAGTCATTAATAAAAGGTGGTCATATAGAACCTACTACTATTAAAAAAAGGCGTGCGAGAAAGAAAGACGGCACGTTTATAAAAGATGATAAAAGCACACCAGATGTTAATGAAGCGTGGGAAGAAGTAAATGGCTAAATTTGTATTTAATGACGGTAAAGTATTTAGTGGTGGGTACGACTTATCAAGCCACGTAACTAGCGTAAACCTAGAAATCAACGCTGAAGAATTAGACGCTACAACAATAAATAGTGGTGGTTTTCGTGAAAGAATAGGTGGATTAAAAGATAGTACATTATCAATGGACGGATTTTATGAAGCTGGGGCAAACAAACCAGACGCATTACTTGGTGCGTCAGTAGGCAACGAATTAATTGTTACAACAGTACCAGACGCAGGTGTAGGCAATACAGCTTACTTTATGAAGTCAAGATTATTTAGTTATCAAATGTTTGGTGCAGTTGGCGAAATAGCACCATTTAGTATTTCAAAATCACAATCAGATGATGAAGTAGTACAAGGCAAAATAGAAATAGACGGTGCATTAACTGCTACTGGTAATTCAACCGGGGTACAGTTAGGTGCAGTTGGTGCAACAGAAAAAGTTTATGTAGCTATTCATTGTTACGCAGTTAGTGGTACATCAACACCAACAGTAACTTTTAAATTGCAATCAGATGACAATTCAAGTTTTACAAGTCCAACAGATCGTATAACCTTTAGTAACATAACTGCAATAGGTGCTGATTACCAAAGTGCAGCAGGTGCAATAACTGATACTTATTACAGACTAAACTACACAATATCTGGAACAACACCAAG